TTGCGTTGCCATCGTCGTTCACATCCTGATTGCCAGGGTCCTTGTCCGCGTTCTGATCGACCGCACCCAGGACCGGCGGCATGGATGCGGCCGTTTCTTCGCGAATCTGTTCGAGTTCGGCCTTGACATCAGCATCGGACAGGCCGCGCCGCTTGAGCGCCGAATACTGCGACATGATCGGTTTCTGGCCGGTCGCCGTGTAGAGCATCGTGATTTCCTCGTTCTCGTCGACAGGCAGGCCGTCGTTCCACTTGACATTGAGCGTGTCATAGTCGAGCCGGATGCCGTTCGCGGCCGCCAGGGCCACGACCAGCCGCTTTACCGCGTCCGTGTTCATGCCGGCGATCCGCGCCGCCTTTGAGAGCGGAGACACCATTCGCAGCCTCAGCGCGCGCGCAGACGACGCAGCGCCGCCGCCGCCGCCCTCGGCGAACGCCTGGCCCATTTCGGTCAGGATATAGAGTTGATTGAACAGGAGTTCGATTTCCTTGAAATTCGAATCAAGGTTGCCGTCCCAGGTCACATATTGCAGATCGGGATCGTCTTTGCCGTCGCGCTTGAAATAGTTGCCGAGATCGAAAAAATACTGTTTTGTTCGCTCGTCATATTTCAGCGCGGAGGACGGTCCGGACATGCTCGGCTCCGAATGCTTGTCCAGGATCGTATCGGCCCGGTGCAGCCGCCACATGATTTTGCGCACGATCGAATTGACGACCGCATAGTCGTCGAGGCCGTAGATGCTGCCGGAGTGCGTCGTGTTCGTCAGGACGTGAATCGCGAAATCATCGAGGCCGGTCTGCGTGACTGTCTCGGCAGCCGCAAGCGCGCCGACGGTTCCCATGAAATAGGAATCCTTTTTTTCCAGTTGGCCGAATGCGTAGGTCCGCTGCCGGACGATGCCAGGCTCGTGAATCTCGACGTATAGTTGCGAGAATTTGCCCTCGTCGTTCGGGTTGATCGGATAGGCGACGACGTGCTGCGTGATCCGCTTGAGGTCGTCATAGGCCACGATCGGGAACCAGTACATCGGATTGACGATCCGCGCGTCTCTGCCGGCGATCTTGAAAACGCCATTTCCGTACCGCGTCACGTCGATCATCGCCTCGTAGAGACTCGGCGCGAACCGCTGCCGGCCGAGCATCTTCATCAGAGCGTCCGTGTCCTGCTCCGTCTCGATCGTCGGCGGCTCGCCGCAGATGAAATCGCTTATCTTCTTGGAAAGCAGTTGATGATAGTTGAAAATGGTTTTGATGTCGAAATCCTTGACCCGGATTTTCCGTGCCAGGTCGGAGAAATCAATTTCCCAGGCCGAGGGATGTTTCGACAGGAACAGTTGCTCGTGCAGGCGGTATGTCTCGATCCGTTCGCGCTCGGCGGCCGGAGGGAATCGCTGCCCGTTTTCTAGCCAGGACAGATTTGTCAGCATGTGTTCGTCACACCCCCATAACATTGATCATTTCGCCGCCGTTGCCTCTATGCGGCCGCAGGCGCTCGACGGAGTACCGCAGGGCCGCCATCGCATCGTCGAATATGTCGACCGGCTGGTCGATGTAAAGGCCGGTTTTCTGATCCTTTTTCCACTTCCATTGTCCAATCTCTTTGATCGTGTTCACGCATGACGGATGGATGTGAATCTTTCTGATCTTGAGGAAATCGATCTGCGCGTTCACGCTGCCGGCGTCCTTGACCACGGCCCGCGCCCGGTATCCGGCTTTGCGCCACATCGAAATGCGATCCGGCTCGGCCGAGTCGCAGAACATTTCGTCATGCTTTGACAGGTTCTTTGTGTTCGCCAGTTTGATGATCTCGTTCGAGTCCATTTCGTACACATAGATTTCGGACCGGATGTAGATTTCGCCGTCTTTCCAGCCAATCGGCAGGATCGCGTTCGCATGATTGAATCCGAAATCCTGGCCGATGTATGTCGAGTCGAAATATTCCGGCGCGGTTTCGAATTCGTGGACGATGTAATTCGTCAGGATCAGGCCGCCGAGTTCACCCCATTCGCCCAGGCCATAGACTCGATACCCCTCCGGGTCGCGTTCCTTGCGCGCCATCATGCGCCGATGATAGCCGGCGTCGCAGAAACGGTTGTCCAGGTATGTCGACTGATGCGTGAACACGTCCTCGTTCTGGATGTCGAAAAACCGGCCCTTGATCCAATGCGTCGCGGCGACCGGGTTGAATGTGAGCGTGACCTGGTAGAACAGATTCGGGTTCGGCAGTTCGCCGCGGAGTCGGTCGTCCAGGATGTCGAAATCCTGCTCGGACAGTTCCGTCGCTTCCTCGATCCATATCCAGCAGATTTTCCCGTTCGCGGCCGCGATGGATTTCACGCGCTCGCGCTGCCGGTCGTCGGCCATGCCGCGGAATATGATCCGGCATCCCGTGGCCTTGCAGATCAGCGACAGGGGAGCGGTCCGGATCGTCCAGACGCGTTCCCAGGCATCGCCGAACAGATTAAAGATCGCCGCCTGCAATACTGCGAATGTCGAGTCGCGGTTCGAATCGTCCGTCTTGCGGACCACAAGCAGCGTCGCGCCCTTGTACCGGATGTCGGACAGTTTCTTGATGTAGTCCTGCGCGATGTCGACGCTCTTGCCGGAGCCGGCCGAGCCTTTCAGGACCCGGTATCGGCTGCGGCATTGATTGACCGGACGGAATATCGGGTTCCAGCGTGCCGAGGTCGTCAGGATGATCTCATTCACCGCCATCACCGTAATCGTCCTTGATGATGATCGTCAGGTTCGAATTCGCGTCGGCGTCCGGCTTGTCGCGGTACTTGTCCGGCTTGCGGTTCTTGAGCCAGAAACAGACGGCCCATGCTTCGCCGAGGATCGCGGCATTGTAAAGCGCGTTCTCGACTTGAGCGTCGGCGATGTCCTTTCCGTTTTTTACGGCGTCCGCAAAGTTAGGGAATTTCTTTCGCCATTCATGAAAGGTCGTTTTCGATATGCCCATGTTTGACGCGATCTGGTCGTTCGTCAATCCGTCACGCGCCCAGGACTTGATCAAGTTGAGGCTTTCAGGCGTTTGCCATTCCTCGTATTTCGCCATGATGCACCTCCGGTTCAGTTGTCAAAATGTCTCGTGAAACTATTACACGAAAATTCCTCGTTTCCGTAAACTATTACACGAAAGGCCGATCACCCTCTCGGATGACCGGCCTCCTGATAGAATATGCAATGGCACCTGTCGTCGCAGATGCAGCGCCGGACATGGAACGACGGCAGCGCGATTTCGCATTTGCAGTCCTGCCATCCGTGCGATTCATGATGCCGGCAAGTATGACAAGGCGCTTTCTGCTCGTCCATGTCAGCGCCTCGCGCGCATGTTGTCCAGGGCCGTGCAGATCACGATCGCGAATCCGACAATGCCAGCAGCGATCAGGACATAGGTTCCGAATGTCATGCGAATACCTCCGTTATGCAGGGAATGTGATCTCGGTCACGATGTCAACGGTCAAAACCTTTCCGTTTCCAACTGTAATTGGCGATGCCAAAACGTCTCTGGACATCAGACAGTTTCCATTCACGCCATTAGCCCAGCAGAGGTTAAACGCAAAACCAACCTCCTTGACAACAATGTCGGAGCCGGAACTATTTGAGAACAATCGCCTTGTGGATGACGTCCATTTTTTAGTTCCCGAATCGTATGTCGTAACCGGTGCAGTTCCGGCTGCATAGGACATTTGCCCTGCTCCGGTTCCGTGCGCAATCGGTGCCTGCAAGTTGTACTGATCGAATGATTCTGCGGCATCCGATGTTCCGATCAAGATACCAAAATTGGCATTTGCAGATGAATTGTACACGTTGAGAAAATCAAGATTATAAGGCCCGATAAGATAACCGGCACTTCTTCCCGTTGATGCGGCAGTCGTTTTTACAGACAGACTTCCGGCACCGAAAGTCGATGATCCCGACGAGCCTTGCGCCGGCAAAAACAATGACGCAAGAGAGTTGTACGCATTTCTTAGCCATGAGTTCGATTTGCTGAAATACTGTTCCAAGCATTCGCCGTGTTCATCGTTCACAGACAAACGAATAAACTGTACCGGCGGCGTTGGAACATGTAGCGCACGGCAAGCGTCATTTGCGCGCTTTATGTTTTCAAGAACTTCATCGGTGACAAGATTTGTATATTTCATGCTTCCTCCTTATGCGACGGATACGCTTACCGAGCGCGTTGGCATTGTTGGAATCGTGTTTGACGACAACGAACTTTGGGCTATATTTGAATCGACTCTGAATACCGGAAGATATTTTTCAATATGCGTTCCCGTGAGTTTGGCCCCGTTTGCATAGGCCGTTTTCCCGGATGCTATGTCGGATGCCGTTGCAGTCGCGTCGCTAGTATCGACGCCCTGCGTGATGTCTAGCACCTTGTCGACCAGCGCGCCGATCGTCTCGGTATTCGACGCCGTGACGCCTTTCGTGACAAGGTTCGCCGCCAGCGCGTCGCGCTTCGCATCGAGGTTCGAGAGGCTTTCAGAGATTCCCATGCTCACACCCCCACGATGGCATCAATCGCAGCCGCCAGGCCGTTCAGCGATGCCATGTCAATATTGAATTGCGCCTCGGTGCCGGTATAGCCGCCGGCGACCGCTGCCGCATATGCGGATGTCCCGGCCGGGCCTGGGTCGCCCGGATCGCCTTTTGAGCCAGGGACGCCCGGATCGCCCTGCGGCCCCGGAATTCCCTGCACACCCTGTTCGCCCTGCGGACCCTGCGCACCCTGGATGGCGAGCGGCCACCAATGCGGTGCCTCGTTGCTCGGAATCTCGCCGATCGCCGGATCGCCGCTTGCGAACCAGGAGGACCCGTTGTAGAACACGGCGTCGTTGTTGATGTAATCCGTCGCGTCCGACCACGGGCCGCGCCAGACGATACCGGTTGCGCCGACCGGGCCGGGGATGCCCTGGATGCCTGGATTGCCCTGAACGCCCTGCGTGCCGGTGTCGCCCTTTGCAGCGATCAGCAGCCACTTGCTCGTGTTCGTCGGCGCGATGCCGGTGCAGTCCTCGCGGCAGGCATAGGACGATCCGTTGTACGCGACCTTGTTTCCGCGCTTGTATGGCGTCGTCGGATTGTATGCCTCGAATATGGCGCGCGCATTCTCCGAAAGGACTCGCGCGCTCTCGGCGGCCGCCCTGGATGTCTCGGCAGATGCGCGAGCGGTTTCAGCGGATGCTCTGGCAGTCTCGGCGCTGGCCCTGCTTGTCTCGGCGCTGGCCCGGCCGGTTTCTGCGGTGCCTCTGGACGTCTCTGCGGATGCCCGTGCAGTCTCGGCAGAGGACCGGCTCGTTTCAGCGTTCGACCTGGTTGTCTCCGCGGCAGCGCGCGCATTCTCGGCAGCGACTCGTTCCGATTCGGCCAGGTTGCGCAGCACCTCGGCAGCGTCGGCGGCGGCCGTCGAATCAATCGCGTCGGCCGTGGCCTCTCTGGCATTCTCGATCAGCGTCAGCAGTTCGGGATATGCGTTGTTGTCCTCGACCGGAGGCAGATCAGGCACCGTTTCAATGCCGGTGAATTCAAGGCGCAGGGGAGTCAGGAGGTTATTGTCGGACATCTGAATCCATGCGACCAGCGTACCAGGCTGCGCCGTCTCGGCGGTCGTGAACACATGCGAGAACGTGTTGCCGTCGAGCGTCATCGGTTCGGACAGGATCATCGTCCCGTCCGGCAGTTTGAAGCGCAGGCGCACGTCGCCGGTGATCGCGGAAAGGTCCGCGCCGATCTCGTCCAGATCGGAGAACCGCAGTTTCAGTTCATATGCGTCATAGTCGCCGACCTTGATACTGTCGGGAATTTCGATCCGTTCCGTTCGCATGGACACGGACCGGGAAATGACTTTTTTCATTAGGATCACCGCCTTTCGGAGAACGTAAAACGCCCCGGCGTCAGTAACCGGAGCGTTTTACGGGAGAAAGCAAGGAGGCTTGTCTGGACCACCCACAACTGTTGATTGTATTTTATGACACTTTTCTAGTTCAGTTCAATCTCAAAGTGTTCATTCCAGTTCATTCTAGTACAGTATTTTTCGTACCACTTGACCAATTCAGCGACGCCGCGTGTTCTGTAATTGGACAATGTGCCTCCGGAATAGTGCGTTCTGGCTTTCGCATCGGACCAGGACAGGCATTCATAGTATAGCAGCAGGATCACATTCCTGGACGGCTCCGGCAGCGCCGCGACCCCACGGTCGAGGATGGATAGTTCGTATTCCTGCAAGGACAGTTTCGCGCGCAGTTCGCCGAGCGCCTTTCGATGCTCGTATAGTTCGCGCGGCAGACTGTCGATGATTGATGTCAGCCGGTCCGACGGCACGTTCGTCGGACAGACGCGGATCGCGTCATATTCCATCCCTGGCATTGATAGCGCCTCGATGATGTCGTCTCTGTCGGCCGCCTCCGACATGTTTCGCTTGATCATGTCGATCGACTCTCTGATCTTTCGGTGATTCTGCAACATGTACTCGATGTATTCCTGGACCCCCATTTCATACCTCCACGATTTCGATTCCTTGTACCAGTTTCATCAGCCTTTTCTTGATGCCGTATTCGCGAGTCCTGCATCCTTTCGCGTCCACGACGACCCGGTGTCCATCCTTGTCAGTATAAACGAAATCAGCCACATATTTTATCGCTCGGAGCCGGCGGCCGCGGACCGTCACGGCCGGGATGATCTCGAAAGGCACTTGCAGCGTCAGGTCGGTGATCTCGCCGCGCTGCGCCCGGTCGCGCAGGATCAAATACTGCTGCGCCTCGTGCTTCGAATCGAACGCGATTCCGTAGACGACCGTTTTCTGGTTCTTGTACTTGCTTACAGGCATGTCATCGCGACCACATAGAGCAGGCCGAGCAGGCTCACCCATATTCTGACGACCCAGGACGCGGCGTAGAGCAGGACCGCCAGCGTCAGGATGATGATGCTCAATTTCTCAATGAACGTGACCGTGATGAATTCGCGATTCATTCCTGCGCCTCCACTCGCTTGATCGAAATATACAGGACATCCGATCCGCGGAACCGGACGCATTCGCCATCATCGTTCGCGAAATAGAATTCGCCGCGATCCAGGTCCGTCAGCATTTTCATGTTTTCGCCGAATTGCTGCTGAACCTCGGCGCTGATGCCGTTTAGGATGATTGCATCGGTTCGCATTTCGAGCCTGTTTTCCGGTTTCAGCGGCGCGTACAGGCGCAGCGTCGTCTTGCGCTTCGGTTCTTTCTCGACCTTGATTCCTGCAAATTCAAACATTTTTGTCCTCCTCCGGATTGAACCGTCGATCTGAATCATCCTCCGTCGTCGCCGGATGCGTCTGAAATAAAAAGTCCCTTTTCATCATGTCCGCATACTTGCTAGCCTGGACCGCCATGCGCCGCAGCCGGCAGCGCGGCGCGCCCTCGCATTTGTCGCACTCGCCCAGAGCCGGCGGCAGATCGCAGTAGGTCAGGAGGATCAGCCGGCATTCCTCGGCCGAGAAAACATATTCATCTGGCATTTTGATCACCTCTGCAATCCGGGCAGTAATGCCGCCACTTTCCACCCTGGTTCGTCTTTTTCCATCCGTCATCCGTCATCTGCTTCATCGCTTCTTTGAACGAATCAGCCTCGAAACCGTCGCCGCAGCCGTCGCACGTGACCGCTTTCGCGCCGTACTGGCCGTAGATGCTCTCAATCACGCCGCACCTCCGGACGTTTCGGATATGGCCGATAGTGCGTCACGTTTTCAACCGGTCCCACGCTCTGAATCCAGGTGCCGCCGCGCATATCGCCGAACCAATGAGCATACGTCACATACGCGCCATCAATGCAGATGAAATAGAGTCCGTCCTCGACAGGCTTGTTCTCGGCCGGCGTCCAGCCATCATTGCCGCTCTCAATGGCATCGGCCGCCAGGTTGCACATCGCGATCTCGCGCAGCAGCCGCTTGCGTGACGGAGCATTGTCGACCATCTGCGCGAACCGTTCGCCATCGGCCGAGAGTTTGCGGAAATACTGGACGGCCTCTTTTGCCGTGACTGTTTCGGAATTTGTCGGCGTGTATGCCTTATCTGCCGTGATACCTGCGCCCGTTACTGCCGGTTTTCTGTCCCATCCGTCGTGACTCATTTCCCGTCCTCCTGGCTTCTTTTTTCAAAAACGCCGATGCGTGAATCGAAATAGTCCGGACTGAAAATATTGAGGATTCTTTTCGCGCTCTTGTCGTCGCCCCATTTCAGCAACGATTCGCATACCGCCTTGACCTCTGCAACCAGGTCGTTTTCCGTTTTTTGCGACGATTCCAGCGCCTCTATCGCCGCCAGATGCTCCGGAGCGATCACGCGCATGTTCCATTTCTTTGCCAGTTCCTCGATCGTCGGTGCAGACATGCAAGCCTGGCAGCCAGGGCATTCGGCGAACGCTTCACCCGGATGTTCACATTCATGCTTTCCGATGGTGTGTTTGTGCGGCTCTGTTGTGTAGGTGATCGGATTACGGCCGCAGAACGGGCAGAAATTGAAATCGGGTTGATTCATTGTCTCCTCCTGAACGATTCGGCGGCCGGACAGGTCGCAAAGTGACTGATCCGTGCATATACCCAGCGTTCGCTCTCGTATGATTCCGAGCATGTTCGGCCCTTGATCACCTCGCCGTCGCCGGTGACGCCGATCACATTTCCGGCCGCATCCGGCACGAGAGGGAATTCGCCAGGGTCGACCGGCATCGACCGCCCGGCCCTGGTCTTGATCCACTCGATTTCAGCCTGGCAGCCGTTACACCTCGCCATAATCGCCGACCTTGCGGAAATACGGAACGCCGTCTTTGAATCTCGCAAGTTGCTCGACCTTGATTCCGGCGATCGTGACCGACTTTTTCAGGTAATTCGGGACATCGGTTCCCTCGGCGTCAATCATCGCCGGTTCGTTTTCGGCAATGGCTTCGAAAATCTCGATCCCGTTGACAAGCAGGATGCGCGGATCGATGTCGCAGATGACCGCTCCCGTATGAGTTTCAAGCGCCTTGATGATGTTCTCGGCCATGTTCAGGTGATAGGAAATCTGATCAATCGCTTCGCGAACGGCTGCCGGTTCAATCTGCTTTTTCTCCTGGTCCATATGCTTTCCTCCTGCCGGTTTTGCCGCCGGCTCGGCTGCATGATCACTCGATGATGTAGAAATTGCCTTTGCCGAGAATCTGCTCGGCCTTTTTGAACGCCTGGGTCAGCGTGTCGGCGATGGCGATTTTCGGCCACGCCGGATTCGGACTTGTCATGACGAATGCCTCTTTGTTGTCTGCGATGATGCGGTCAACGATCACGGGAACCTTGCTCATGTTGTTTCCTCCTTGCCTCTTTCTTCTAGTATAATCCAATTCGTCGCATTCGCAATAATAATTATTGCGAACCGTCGCATTACGGACGTAGAAAAAAGCCGGTCGGAATTGTGCAACTTGCAAGCGATTAGACGATGCGCAACTGGCCCGGCAGGATGTCAGCCTCGTTCGATTTCTTGTAGAAATTTGAGATCGCGCGTCTGCGCTGCTGATCACAAAAGGCATCCCATTCGGCAGCGGTTCCCATGTAATAGCCGCCGGCTCTGGACGTGTCGCCGATGATGAAATTTCCGGCCCGGCGCAGATCGGAAATCTGGTCGCGCATTTCGCGGTCGGAAAGGCGCGTCAGGCGCGCCAGCGTGGCCCGGTCGATCCGCTTTGCCTGGTTCGTGTTCTTTAGTGCCTCGATGATGTTCATGTGCTTGTTCCTCCT